CAGGGTGTTGCCAATCTTTGCGCCGACAACTGCGAATTGATCGTCATATTCGCGGTTTACTTCGCTTGAAAAGGTCAGTTCGTTTTCCAAGACCATCAACGCTTCGTTGGTGATCTTGCTAATGGTAAGCAGATTGTTGGACATTTCAGTTTCCTAAAAAAAGGGTTAATTGTCAGCGAATTTTCCGTGCTTGTCGGGCTGCTTTCCACTGCTGGAACGATCCGTGGAAATTGCCGTCGGCATCCACGTTCGCATCTACCGTGTTCAGCGCACCCCTGAGCGGGTTAATTGGTGCTGGCGCTTTTGACTTCACAGCAACAGGCTTCACTTCGGTTGCTTCCTTAATAAACCGGGCTTCAATCTTCCCGATTTCGCGGACGGCAGAGACAACTGACATATCGGCCAGCTTCTTTGCAAACTCGCTGTTTTCAGCAAGGTAGTAAAGAATCTGCGGGCCATTTTCTGATTCAATGATTGCATCGCGGACAGGATCAGAAACCCTTACGTCACTGCTTTGCACCATGTCGTCAAAGTCGGGCAAATTGGTCTTGGCTGCGTTCACACGGTCTGCCCAGGTTTTGAATCTCGCTTCCTGTTCAGCCGCGGCCTTGCGGGCCTTTTCCTGATTGTCCCTCTCCATCAGTTTCTTGTCAGCGGTGTACTCAGCCAACGCTTTCGCGTACTCGTACATATCGCTGAACTGCTCTGGCTTGGGTTCCTGGCCCAGTTCGTCAGCCTCGGCTTGCGCCGGTGGGTTGACCCTGGATTCAAGTTCCTTCAGCCTGGCTTCCAGAGATTCCCTTTGTTCGCGCTCTCGCCTCGCTTCTTCGCGGGCTGCTTCGCGTTGCTTGGTTATCTCAGAAAACCGCCTTTCCAACTTCGGATTCGGCTTCTTCTGTTCATCTGTCGTTGTCGCGTCCTTCCCTTCCCCGTCCTGTCCACTCTGATCGGCCTCGGCATCCGGCTCGGCTTCTGCCGCCTCGTTTACTGGCGTATCAACTAGACCAAGTTTCTGGGCGGTGAATTCCGCTAGATTCTCACTTGTGACCACGTTACTGGCTACACGTTCCTGTACTTCCGACATAGGTATCCCTACGAATTAACCCGATTTAAACCAATCGGTAGGCTTTGGTTGATTTTCAACCGAATTTTTTGTGTTGTCAATTACTGCGGTAATCCCATGGGCGGCTGCGCCATTCCCTGCATTTCAGGTGGCATTGGCTGCATCGGGGGCTGCATGGGCGGCTGCATCGGCTGCGGCGGCGGTGCCATCAGTTCTTGGCCAGCCTGAATAAACGGATTCTGGGTCTGGTTGACTTCCATTTCCGCAAAGGCTGATGCGCTCCTCTGTTCTTGGTCGCGCCGATCTATTTCCGCGGCCAAGGCTTGGGCGGGTAGACCAGCAAGCACCAGACGCACCATGGCGTCCAATTCCATCTTGTTCTGGTCTGTGACCGCTTTTATGTTGGATTGATTGACCTTGGCTTCGTTGATGGTGTCGGTGTTGTAAGCACGGGAAATGACATCCATCAGCTTGCGGCGGTTGTCGCCATCTTCCTTGATCTGGGCAACTTGGCCACGATTGTTGATTTCTAACTGCATGGCGATCATCTTCTGTTCTTGATCGGCCATCGCCTTCTGCATTTGCAGCATCTTCATCTGAATCTGCGGCGGCACATCGGACTTCTCGTCAATCTGCGACAACGGGTTCATTGCGGCTAGGCGGTCGGCAATGATGTCTGCCCCTGGGAAGTCCATGTTGCGGAACAGCAAATCGCCCGCGGCTTGGAACACCGTAGGTTCTGCCATCAGCGGCATCATGGTGTCCACGGCTTGCTGGCGCTTGCTGTTGTAGCCTGGGCCAGTGTCCATCACAACGTCATATAGACCGACGGTCACATCGTTTAGGACTTCGCCGGTTGCTTCCACTTCGTTGATGGTCACCATGTCCGGCTTGCCATCCACCCCAATGATCCTCAGCACCCGCTTGGTGTCGTAAATTTTTGGAACCAAGTCCAGAATGATCTTGCCCGTCTGCTTAATGCTGCGGGTCATGTTGTCGTAAAAGTGGAAGTTCGACAGGTCAACCTGCTGTTGCTGGCCCTGTAAGGCTTTGCCCGACAGATTTCCAGGCAGTGCTTGGGATGGGTCAAAGATGCCCAGCACCGTTTTTAGGTCGTCAGCAATCGCGCTCGATGCCACCATAATTCCGTCAGGCGGCGGCTCTGGCTGAATGCGGGTCGGCACAGGCGCTGGAACACCCTCAATATCCTTTTGCTTGTAGCGCAGGACAGGGGTGGACTTCAGGTTGGCCAGTGCCCATTCGTTCTCATGACCTTCGTCTTGACCCTCGGCAATCAGCCACTTGGGCTTAGGCGCAAGGGCAATAGATTCGGTCAGGGCCGTGCGCCAGAAGTTAAACATCCGCTGCGGGTCTTTGGCAAACCGGACAAGGCCATACTTCTTGCGCTTGCCCTCAACGACAACCTGCGCCCCGTAGCACGGGATGATCGGGATGTACTTGCCTGGCCACTCGCGTTCCTCTAGGACTTCCATGGCCGTCAGCTTGCACCACTTGACCTTTTTCCGATAGGACGGGCGCTTGTCCATGATGGTGATGCCTGACGCATCCAACATTTCCGCGGACGGCAGTTCATCCTCATAGACCTTCGTGCCGTCAGACAGCAGAACCAAGGTGGCTTTGACGCGCTCAATGTGCCAGTATTCAGCAAGCCTGATGTCTTCCTTGGTCACCCACTCGGCGTCACTGTCGCCAGTTGCGCGGGCGCTAAAGTTAGCCCCGTCGTCTGCGCCAGGATAAGCCTGTCGAAATGCCGCTTTGGACATCACGCTGGTAATCAGACAGCGTTCAGCGTCCGCACCGTCGGGGCTTACGCTGTTGGGGTCAAAGTAGACCGAAAACGGGTCGTCTACAGGCTCGATGTAGATTTCCTGGTCAAACGAATCCTCGCTGATGTAGTTCGTCGTGACCCTCCAGTAACCCCAGCCCATCTTTACGGCGTACTCAAACGCGGTGTCGTAGGCTGTATCAGCGTTGGAATTGACTTCAATGTGCCTGGTGATGCCCTCAATCACCTCGGCAATCTTCAGATCGCCTTCATTGTTGACCGGATGCACCTTAATGCGCGGTCGTTGCTGGCGCTGCTGGTTGGTCACCTGACGGACGTAGGCATCAATCTTGTTGATGGTCAGGCAAGGCCGCGATTCAAGGTTACGGCTGTTCTGAATCTCCACCGGCCACTGGTCGCCCGCGGCAAACTTCAGGTCGCCCAGCGCCTCGGCTCGGTTCTGGCTATCCGCTTCACCCACCAGGCGCAGAAACTTGATTGCTTCGCCTATGCGGGTGTCGTTGTCCATGTCTTGCAACGCCATACTTTTTCCTTTCAACTCATCCAGTTGCCCGCCATGGCCACATTGGCACGTTTTTTAGGCTTGGACGGCTCTTTAATCATCAATCCGATGTACCGGAATGCGTCGGCCCCGTGCGAATACTGGTCGTGCAGCGGTTGTCTGCTGAATTGTCCGGTTTCTGGGTCAACGTCATACCGATAATGTCGTAAGCAGTTTAATCCATCTGCTGTGTTTTCTCTATCGAAATAGCAGTTGGGGAAGACCGTGCGGGCCGCGTTGATCGAATCAACCACCGGCACCCTGTCCAGAATGCGGGTTTTGAATCCTGCTCCCCTTACGATGTCCTCAATGCTCCGTCCTGCGGCGGCAAGGGTTGTGCTTTGGGCGTCATGCGGTAGCCAGATCGTGTCGTAGACGTAACCGTAGGTCTGTAGCTGCGCCAGGTAGCTGGTCATGGTTCGCTGGCTGTCCTCAAAATACCGGATCAGCCTTGTTTCCATGCCCACAAACTGCACGAACCACCAGGCGGTGGCGTCAGCCCAACCTAGGTCACAGACGGCGTGGACGGGCTTTGTAGCGTCATACGGCACCTTGGTGATCCGATCATCAACTTCTGCCCGCATCATCTCGTTGGCGAAGATTGCTCCGTCTACAGTCTGACGGCACATCCCTTCCCAGACCTGGTTGTAGGCTTGTAAGTCCCTGGCCTTCAGGGCTTCCATCTCGAGGCGCAGCGTTTCGGGGAACCAAGGGTTGTCGTAGAAGTTGATCTTGATGCTGATGCAGTCCCGCGGCGGCTTCAGGACAAACCGCTGGTAAGTTTCGTCTGTCTCCAGTTCAGGGTTGAAACTGACCCAGATTTCGCTGCCTTCCTTACGGATCGTCGGAATCAAGATGTTCCAGGATAGGCGGCTGACGGTCTGGGCTTCCTCCACCCAGCAGATGTCCACACCTTCAAAAGACTTGATGTTGGTCGGGTTGTTCTTCAGGCCGATGAAGGCAAACTCTGTCCCGTTGGCCCCGCGGATGCTGGCCTGGGTGATTTCGTAGAACCCCAGCAGACCCAAGGCTTCGATCTGGTCACACAGCAGCTTGTGAACGGAATCCTTGATGCTGGTCTGGTACTCACGGGCGCACAGAATACGCATGGGCTTTTTGGCCCCCAGAATCAACAAAGTCCTGGCGATACCCCAAGACTTAGCGCCACCCCGCCCGCCATACAGCACCTTGTAGCGGCTTTTTTTAAACAACCCTTGCAGCTTGACCGGAAACTCGGCCTTTGCAATGGCTGTGTTAATCGCTGCGTTCTGATCCATCGGGGTTCACAAACATGACCTGGATGCCAGCAAGCGGGCTACCGTCCTTGCCGGTGATTTCCTGCTCTACCTTGTCTCTCCAACCCAGCACATTCTTGGCTGTGAAGATGGCGAACGTGCTGTTGTAAGCCCCTGCCAGCGTCCCTTCCACCAGATTGGCTTGTTGCAAATCCTTCGCCTTTTTATAGGCGTAAGAAAAAGTTGGGTTGCGTAACTCACCCTCGGGTGTTTTGGCAGTTGCCCAATCGTGCAGTGTCTCAGTAGTAACCCCTATATTCGCAGCAAAGCGGGACAGGGTTGGGAATAGGGCTGGCACGGTCTTTTCCACCGTGTTGCCTTCCTTGTCTACTGTTGTGATGGTCTTTAGTGGCGGCTGGCCAAAGTATTCCAGCAGCATGATGACAAACTCATCCCTGTACTTGGATGGTCTTCCCATGCGTTTAATGGCGCTTGGGCGGTCTTCTGAGTCATCAGGACTAGGTTTGTCCACTGGCTCATCGTTGCGCCCCCGCCGTTTGACGGGCGCTTCCATCACTTCTTGCCTTTAGGCTTGGCTTCGCGCTTCACAGCGTAAGCAATGGCCACCGCTTGCTTGGGTGGCTTACCTGCTTTGATTTCGGCTTTGATGTTCTTTTCGAACGCTTGCTTACTGGGCGATTTGGTCAGCGGCATTTTTGGCTCCTTCCGTCATTGCTTTGGATTGCTCCTCGGCGATGACACGGTTGTATTCCTGGATGGCCCCGCTGATCTGCAACAGTATGCTTTCATGCTGTTTCGCCAGTTCTTGCAGTTCAGCCAGGCGCTTTTGCATTTGCTCGATTGTCATTTCTTTGCTGTCTTGGCGCTTTGTTTAAAGGCTTTAGCCGTGGGTGCGCCTTCTGACCCAGGCTTTCGCATACGCTCTGGGGTTTTGCCCGCGGCTTTCTGCTGTTCAATCCTCTCACGCTTGGCGTGAATGTTTGCGTACAGTCCTTTGGCCATTAGTCAGTTCCTCCTGCGTTTATACCGAAATTAGCCAAGTTATCGGATTTTTGTAAATCCTCTAACTCTCCTTGATCCAGCCTAGCCAGCAACATCGCGTAGATGGCCAACGAAGTTTCAGCCTGAATCACAAAGGTTTTGGCCTTTGCAAGTTCACGCTGAACCTCGTCTATCTCAGCCTGGATGTATTCTCGGCTGATTTCCATTAGGCAACAGTGCTGACCATGATGTAGTAGGTCGTGCCGCCACTGGTCACCGGGATGGTGTGGGTGACGACAGGCGAACCCACCTTGGCACGGAACACGCCAGTTGCGCTGACCGCGGGCATAGCAGCAAAGTTACCCACTTCACCAGTGCCGCTGTTGGTCACACGCAGGAAAGATGCGTTGCTCCAAGTGCCGCCAGATGCAAAATCCGAATCCAGTTGCAGCGCCGCAAGGGTGCCGCCAGGGTTGGTAGACGAACCACCGATGGTTGCACGAAGGGCATTAGCTGCGCCGCTGACGGTGCCGCCAGTGTTGACTGACAGGCTAACATGTGCGCCGTTGGTCGTTTGACCAGCGCCTTGGGCAGCGATAACGCGGCTCAGGACACGCAGGGTTTCACCAGCGCCAGCGCCAGCGTAATCCACACGGGCGTACAGGCCACGCATATCACCAGACTTGTGGGATGTTTCTGCGTAAATCTGGCTCAGATTGCCAGATTGAATAACGTCAATCGGCACGGTCGCGGTGCCAACTTCAAAACTGTTCAGGGCGGGGTCTGCGTAGGCAACCCCAATGGCTTGAGTATTGGACATGATTTGTTCCTTTCAACAATTCCAGTTTTTTAGGGATGCCTTGGCCCTCTCTGCTGGGCCTTTGGCGTTCTTTACCACCCCTTCCATTCTCGCGCAAAAGGATGCTTTTCGTCCAGCATCTGCTTTTGTCTTCGGGTTTGGTGCTGGCGGTTTTAGGTTTGCGTCATTCTTTGCGTTGTACGCGGCTCGGCCTTTGGCCGTCATTCCTGCGCCTTGCTCGGTAGGACGGTAGTTTTTGTCCTTACCGGTCGTCGTCTTCGGAATGGGTTTATCGTGACCTTTAGGCATGATCTTCCTCCACGACACACGCGATGTCGGCTTCCTGAATGATCTGGTAGTCCTGGCCGTCAAAATGCTGAACAGGCCAATCCAGATAGGTGCCGTTGCCGTATTTGACGAAATCGCCTGGCCTGACTTCGTGAACGTCCGGCCCGATGGCCACAATCGTGCCCTCGTTCATCTTTTCACTGTTGATAGTGAAAATAATGTCCGACAACTTGCGGACACGGGGCTGGATCACTACGCGATCACGCAGCGGTTGAATCGGGCACATTGGGCTTCCTTCCAGGCTTTTTGCGCTGTGCCACCTGTTCTGGTGTCAGCACAGGCAGGGCAATGATCGTGGCCAGTTGATGCTCACCACACCAGTCCAACTCATGTTTGTTCTGGTGTTCTGGAAACCTGCGGCAGACACCCATCACTTGCGCTTGGGTGAAAAACCGACAAGTCTTGCAGCGGGCATCGCTCATCGGATAGGCTTTCCAGCCTCTACAGCGGCGTTTAGACCTGCTGCCAGGGCTTCAGCAATACGACGGGTCTTAGCCTCGTGCATTCGCTTCATCTTGTGTTCAGCGGGAGTTGCCACGCGTTCCTTGGTAGATGGCGGGGCTAATCTGCCCGGTGCGGTAGGCATTTTCGAGTGCATCATTAAGTCCTTTCCGTACCTGAGTATGGTCTAGTTTAGGCAATTTGTCAAGGCTGCTTACAACTGCTTTTTTAGGGCCGCGGCTGTTGTCAACCACCATCAACGAAAACCTGTGGTCATCACCATACTTGGCTTGTAGCCGATCCATCACTTCACGCGATCCCGCATGAGTCTTGAAATGCTCATCTATGGGCACCGTGCGGCCTGTACCAATCTCAGCCTCCATACGGCTGGCCCGCTTCAATGCACCGTTTTCCAGGGCTTCTACGGGGTCACGGTAGGTGTACACAATACTGACCTTGCGGCCAGCATCCAAGGCTTGTTTGATCTTTTTGTCCGCGGATTCGAACGTGTTCATGTTGGTGTCGTACACCATTTCCGCGTTCTTGATATCAGGATGGACGTTTTGAACCATCTGAAGGCCGGTCGTCTTACCAGCCCCTGTTCCACCCGCGGTGAACAAAACCGTGTTGTCACGGCCCGTAGGGGTGTCTTCAGATAGTCTTTGGGCATACATCTGTTTGACGAATGCCGATGACGGCTCATGTACGTCAGCAGACCTGGTGCGGTCTGCGCGGTACTCTGGCGACATCTCGCGGGCGTCATCCGTGTTTAGAATGCGCCCTCCGTCCGTAGACGGCAAAGCAGCGTACTCTTGCGTCAGACCCTTGTAATCATTGGTCAGACGGTCGAAATACGCCGATTCAATCGGATTGCCCGATAACTGGGGCGGCTGCGGAACCAGCGATGCCAAGTTTCCTTGGGTGGTCGCAGCTTGTGGCTGCTGCTGCCCCGCCGCTGCCAGTTCTGACAGCGGGATAGCCATTTACTTCTGGTAGGAAGAACGTCCGTGGGTGTAGCACACACCCTTAGAACGGCCACCGTTGAACTGGCTGTTGGTGCCAGTGCCATCGGCCTTGCCCATGCCAACGCCGTTCACCACTTTGCCATGGCGCTCACCGGACATATCAGACGCATTTGCGCCAGCGGGCGGCTTGGTGCCAGAACCATAGCCCTTGGGGGTCATCTCAGCGTTGTCTTTCATGGTCTTTCCTTTCAGTCCAAGAATTTCAGTTTGTACAGGGTTCGATCTATCAATTGACAAATTTCGTCAATGATATTCTGGATTTCTGAATCCTGGGGCAAATCTTTGCGGGCTTCGTCCACAAAGGCAAGCACAGACTTCAGGTATTTGACCGGCTCTTTGCCTGAATGGAATTCTTCAGGATAGGTCTTAATCTTGTTGTATCGGCCTTGATACGCTTCTGCGAAATCGTCAGCCAGTTCGATAATGTCTTCGTAGTAGTGCCTCAACGCCTTGTGTGCCGAAAACGAATCGGTAGACAGGTGCATGAAGTGGGCAACCGTGCTGCTGTGCAGCAAGGCGGCTATGAATTCGGCGGCGTCATCATCCATAGTGGTAATGATAGACCAAAAAAAGAGGGCCGGAAAGCCCCCCAAATCTCAACCAAGGAGATAGGCTACTGCGAGAAAAGCCGTTCCCATTCTCGCCTATCAGGCAGGGGTACGTCAACAGGCCATTGATTCGTGGCCAGCAAAAGGTCTACAGTGTTAATGTGGGCCAGCCACCAGGCTTGCTGGCGCTCTCGCTTTGACCACTTCGCGCCCTGGTCTATGTCGTGATGGCAATGCATACACAGCGCCGCTACTAGGTTGTCGTCAGCCTTGATCCCTCGACCCTTACCCCCACCCCAATTGCTGTGCGCGGCCTGAACGAACGATCCTGACCCGCAGAACTGGCAATCAAGCCCTGCCACTAGGCGCAGCAGTTTTGCGCTTCGGACGTACTTCCTTTTGGGGAAGGATTGTCTCCAAAGTGTTGAATCGGTGTTCATTGCCACACTCGTACCGACGTTTTTTTTGGTTGTCTGCCGTCTTTCTGGTGTCTTTGATTAGCGTCCAGGTTCCGCATACAGGGCATTTCATTCATGTGACCTTAACACCATTCGCTCGTTTGCTTGCTGGGTGCGCCAGATTTCCACTTCCATCTTCGCGGCTTCCAGTTCCCACTTCAAGGTTTCTTCCTTCTCCACTGCCGCGGCCAAGCCTTTCAGTAAGCTGTGGTACTCAGGATCGGCCAATGCTTCACGCTCCTGGGCGTTTGCTGCTTCGATGCCCAAGGAAAAACAGTCTTTCATGAGCATAGCTTTTTTGCTTCGCCTGAATTCTTCCAAGTAAATCCTATCGCCTTTGGCCTTGCCGTAGTCTGCCGCGATGTTGCGGATTCGCTCGGCTGACTGTTCTGGATTAATCACGCAGTACCCCCAATGCTCTTAGTGCCGCTTCTGGCCCATCAACTACCGATAGCGGCCCGCCACGCCATGCCCCATGCCAGGTCAATTGATCTTCAGTCAACTCCCTGGCCGACGGCGGTTTGCTGCCGTCCTTCACTTCCATGAGAAGTGTCTTGTTTTGGTATCCCACCAACAGGTCAGGAACGCCTTTGCCAACTGCCGCCAGAGACTGCACCGTAGCGCCAGCGGCTCGTAACGCAGAGACTACTTGCTGCTGATTGGCGTCAATCTTGGCGGCTCGTCTCATATGCTAGTCGTTTCATGTCTTGACGCAAGGTATGCGCTGCACCAGGGCCGCGAATCTCGCTGATTTTTAAGATCACCCTTGACCACCAAAGATTCGCCCACTGCGTCCCCTTGGCGCTCTGCTGGTCTTTCCAGCGGCTGATCCATTCCCTTGCTTCGCATTCCCTGCGCCATTCCTCCATCCAGGTCGCCGGTAGCAATGAGGGCTGCTGTGATTTGTTGGTACTCAAACGCTGTCCCTTCTTTTAGTCTGTTCAGCAGCCGGTGACCCTCGTCATTTGTCATGCTTGCCCCCTTGCTCGGATGGCGGCGGCAGCTTCAATGTATGTCTTGGCATTAAAGGCAATCTGAGCACACGCCTCGCGCTCGGCTGCAATTTCTTGTTGCATGTACTCCAGCGTCACCGTGCCGTGCTGGGTGGGTTGGTTTTCAGGATCGGTAAACAACTGCATGAGCGTTTTGCGCTCGGCAGCGGCGACAAGGGCGGCAAATCGTTCAAGAGACTCGGCAGACATCACATATTCAACGTCACGGTTTTTAAACTGCTGCGACCATGCACCTGCCTCCCGCGCCATGCGGATGATGTCATTTGTACGAGTCATAGTAGCCCTCCTTGAGCATTACGGCATCGTGGTACTCCTTGTAAAACCACTTCCACAATTTGGCGCGATCATCCTTGTCTTCGGCCCACAGGAATAGGCAGTGCCAACTCCATATCTCATCATCCATGTCGTAAGCCTTTTCAGCCATCAGCCGGTGAGACGTAATGGAAACGTTGATGCTCAGGTAACTGAGCAGCGCCTGTAGCTTGTCCTTGTGGGTTCTCATGTGTTTTTCTCCTTGAGTTTGGCTTCGATGACTTTGGCAAAGTCTTGAAGATCGCTATCCCCCATGATGTATGTCTCTTGAAAAGCGTTTTCAAAGTCCTCATCCGTCAGCCCAACCCATTCACGCGTTGATGCTGCGCCAGTCTTGTAAGCCGACCGCAGCGCCCATGTCCATTGCTCACGGTCAGTGTCGTCCATCGTGTCAATTTCAGCGGGCAGCGGGTATTTGACAAACCATTCGTCAAAAGTCATTTCTTCTCTCCTATGCCGTGCGCGGCTTCGATGGCACGGGCGACTTCTCGTGGCGACATTTGGGCAAACCCAAGTGGGGCGCATACTGCGTCGATCTGCTCATCCGTCAGCGGCTGGCGCTGTGCTGCGAATGGGGTGGTGTAAACATATTCCTGCGTGTAGAGCCTGTGCTTTCCAACGGGGAGCGACATGTAGTCAAGCCGCCAGTCTTTTCCGAACACCTCCACGATTACCGCGCACCGAGGCTCCTGCTTCTCAGACTCTGCGATGGCGGTGCGGAGGGCGGTGATGGCTGGATCAACAATTTCGTCGGCAAGTGATCGATAACGGCACTTTCCCAACGCCTCCAGCGCCAGCTTCATTGCTTCGATACTCATTTATTGCCCCTTCCTCAGTTGCGCCAGGCGCTCACGGATGTAGTCAGGCATCGGAACCGCGTTACGGTTGCGCTCCTCAAACTGCTGGGCAATAGACACCACCCGCTTAGGCTCTGGAATCTCGGCCCCGTCCCACCGCATTTGGTTCAAGTAAACAAGGGGTGCTGGCACGAACGCGCCGTTGTCCTTCAGCCACTGATCGGTGGTTTTTTGCCACTCAACGTGCTTGAGAATCTGGTCGGCACAATGTTCGTACAGACCCTTCTTCCATCGTGCAAGACAGGCCGCTTTTGCGCCTTTCCTGGGGCTTTTGGGCCATGCTGCCCAGAATCGGTCAAAGCCTGATTCAAACATGATTCCCCCTGCATTGAGCAATCATGCGGTCAATGGCGTCCCTCAGTGCTGGCCATTCGTCGGTGTCTATGGCTATCTGGCCAACATCAGTGCGGCCTGATTGCGTCACCATGACGAATTCACCAGCAGCATCGTCTTTGATTTCCACCCAGGTGGCCATCTCGGAAAAGACTTGCTCGCTTTTAGGTGCGACAACCAGCTTGGTTGTGCGTACTTCAAACTTTCTCATAACAACTCCTGCTCCTCCTGAAAAGAAACAGCGGCAGGCGGGAGGTGCGCTTTTCGGTCTGGGGATCAATCCAGACCTAGCCGTGTCTCAAAAATCAAATTCAATAAATTCCACCCAAAGACCCCCCTACCCCACAACAGTGAAGTAAGAAGGAACAGGTTCCACCCCCTTGCGGGATCATCATGCTACGGATTCTCACCGTATGCCCCTCGGCTTGATGATTCGACCAGCCGCACGGATTGTTCGGGAACTGCCCCCTAGCCTTACGGCATACCGTGTCGCGGTTTCCTTCCGAGCAGCCCCACTTGCGGCCCCTACTTCGTGCGGAGTACGGTCTGCAAAAGCAAAAACCCCGCAAAGCACTCTGTGGTCTTGGCTCTTGGCGAGAGCAACAGCAAGGCGATTGAACTGGTCAAAAGACTCGCTTGCCGTACGACAAGACCACACAGGACTCTGCGGGGTTTCTACCAGTTCTTCGCCTAGATGCCACTCTAGACGATTCGGATTGTATATCACCAAAAAATTCCTTGTCAACCGTTCTTGAACCACTCCGGCTTTAAAGCCCTCAACTGCCACACGCGGGCCTGGGGCACCTGGTCACCCCACTGCGAAATCGCCTGGCGTGTGATGCCCAGCAGCTTGGCCAAGGCCATAGCCGTTCCTGCGAGTTCAATAGCCTTTGTCGTGTCCATCCCCTGATTGTAAGCGGTCTTTACTGGTTACCGATACCCGACAAATGTAAGGGGGCTTTACATGGTAGGTGTTGACATGCATGTAAAGGTGGCTTACAGTTCACCCATGCCCTAGCACATTGCACGGGGTCTTTTAGGAGAATCAAGATGGCTAAATATCTCACCTGTGCCGAAACCGCAAAGTTGGTTCGCGCCGCCCTCAAAGAAGCATTTCCCGGAGTCAAGTTCAGCGTCAAGTCGAGCGTTTACGCTGGCGGCGCAAGCATTACTGTGGCTTACACAGACGGCCCTACCTACGAACAAGTCAAAGGTGTTGTCGGAATGTTTGAGGGTTCTTACTTCGACGGCATGACCGACTACAAGGGCAGCAACTACAGCAGCCTGGACGGTGAAGAAGTTCGGTTCGGCGCTGACTTCATTTTCGTCAATCGTAGGTTTAGCGTTGCATTGCTGACCAACTTAGTGGCCAACGCTTGCAAGTATTACGGCTACGCAACGCCCGCAGTTGTTGAAGGTTACAGCGGCGCATACATTGCAGACCGGCTGGACTACGACACCGAACGGCGCATCATGGCCAAGGTCAGCGAGTACAGCGCCGACGATGCAGCAGAAAGCCCCACGCTGGCCCGTGTCGCCTTCCTGGGTGACGACGGTTACGGCTACGGCGCTGTTGGTCGGTTGGCAGCATAAAAATTTATCGTCAAAACTCTTGACTGCCCGTGTAAAGCGGGCTTACAATGCAACCATGCCGCAGCAAGCGGTCTTTTAAGGAGAATCAAGATGTATAGCAAAACCCACATTCAAATGGTTTCAGTTCGGTATCGCGCTCTATGCGCGACTAGAGCTGACATTCTGAAACGTGAAGGCCATAGCCCTGCTTATTGGAAAGCAAGGGCAGAAGAATTGTTCTTCTACGACAAACACGGTTCCGCAATTCGCAAAGCGTTTGTATGACCTGGCCCTTCCCGCCACCTGGCGGGCCTGTCCCTTGGACACCCGCCCAGGTACGCGAATACAAACGCAAACAACAGCAAGAGCAAGAGAAAACCAACCCAGCACCGTTCTAAGGAAACATCATGAAAGAGTACAGACAGCACTACAAGACAGAACGCCTGTCAAGACGCGCAGAAGCCGCCTGGGGCTTCATTCTGGCCTTGGCCATAGGTGTGGGCCTTGCATGGCTTCTCGTGGCTTGGTGGTCGTCATGAACCGGCTTCTAGACCCCAAGTTCAAGTACACGCCAGCAGCCGCTACAGACATCACGCAGACATGGCGCAAGTACGGCTGGAAACCAATCGCAGAAAGGAAAAAAGATGAGCCACCAACAATTCTACGAAACCGTCCAAAGACAACAGGAGTATGAAATGCAAATCAACCCAGAACACATCATCAACAGCATCGAGAAGACCGCTGGCATCCATTACGCTGACGCAGACGCTGCTGACCGCCTTGCATGGCAGGTAGGCGCACTGACTGCAAAGATTCGTGAACTGTCGGCCCTGCTTCAGTACACCGTTGACCAACTTGAAGAACTCAGGAGCAAGAAAAAATGATCGGCACCAAGATAGCAACCGCCTTTGTGAAGGCACAGAAGGCTTTTGGCCCTGCGCTCAAGTCTTCCACCAACCCGCACTTTCGCAGCCGTTACGCTGACCTGTCGGCCTGTGTTGAGGCAGTCATTGACGCCTTAAACCAGAACGGCATCGCCTTGATGCAGCAGACCTGCGACAGCACAGATGGCGTGACTGTTGAAACCGTGCTAATCCACGAATCAGGCGAAGTCATCAACAGCGGCAAATTGCACGTTCCTGCTGCCAAACACGATCCACAGGGCTACGGATCGGCTTTGACGTATGCCCGCCGTTACTCTTTGATGGCTGCTTGCGGCATCGCTCCAGAGGACGACGACGGCAATGCAGCAACGCGCCGCACTGCTCCAGCCCCAGATATCACAGACCACCTAGCGGCTATTGAGGCCAGCGCCAGCAGCGACGAAATGACCAAGGCGTACAAAGATGCCTACGATGCTTGCCAGGGCAATCAGTCGCTACAACTGAAGGTCATCGCAGCCAAGAAAGCCCGTATTGATAGAGCAAAAAAGGAGAACGCAAAATGATTCAGACCGACGCAAATTTGCGCGACTACTTTGCGGCCAAGGTGCTGCCCTCTTTGTACTTGGACTATGTAAACGAACAAAGGATGGAAGGAGAACGAATCAAAATTGGGTCACCGCATGACCCAGGCGTTTCCGCAGAATGTTTGGCACGGGAATGTTACGCAATAGCCGACGCAATGCTTGCAGCAAGGAACTACAAAGATGATTGAATTCAAAGGACAAACCTTGCGTGACATCGCTCGGGCCATGTATCAGACCATTGAACGGTTTGATGCAGCAGAAGAACACGACAAGGACGATTTCATCAATCCAGACGCGCCAGTAATTGTCCAGTTTGGCGACTACGGCTATGAAGTCTTCAGCGTTGGCGGTGATCCAGATCTGGATAACTTCGTGATGATGCTCAAGCCCCAGAAAGTCTGCGAATGGAAAGAAACCGGCGCATTCAAACTAAAAGGCAACAAATGAACAAACCAACAAATATCCGAATGGACAACCCAGACCCAACCAAAGCCAACGGCAAATTTTTGTTGTCTTTCAAGGTGACCGACATTTCAAAAACACCGTCAAGAAAACTGGAGTGCCACGGCACCTATGACAAAAAGACGGTTGACGCAATCTTGATTCTTTTGGGGGTGAAATGATTGAAATGGAACAACGCACCGACGATTGGTTCTCAGCCCGCCTGGGCAAAGTCACGGCCAGCAGCCTGTACAAAGTCCTGGCCAAGACCAAGACTGGCTACGGGGCTGACCGCGGCAACTACATGACCCAGCTTGTCCTTGAGCGGGTGACCGGTTCCAAGGCTGAGTCCTACACAAACGCATCCATGCAATGGGGCATAGATCAGGAACCATTCGCCAGAGCCGCTTATGAGGCCTCCAGAGGCGTGATGGTGGACGAAGTGGGGTTTATCCCTCATCCATCAATTGAAGCGGCTGGTGCCTCTCCTGATGGCCTTGTCGGGGACGATGGCATGGTAGAAATCAAATGCCCTGACAGCAAGACCGCCCTGGAATGCTGGCTATCGGACACGCCGGTAGAAGGCAAATATTTCGCCCAGATGCAATGGCAGATGCGCTGCGCCGACAGGTCGTGGTGCGATTACGTTGTGTTTGATCCGCGAATGCCCGCCAAGGCCCAACTGTTTGTCACCCGTGTTCATCGGGACGACGAATGGCTAACGGTCACGGAGGGAGAGGTCGTTAAGTTCTTGGCTGAAGTGGACGCCAAGGTTGCAGCACTGAAGAAAATTATTGGGGAATGAAATGGCAAAAGTCACTAAAGAAATCACCGTCATCACCGGCACCTACACCAACAAACAAGGCGAAGAAAAGAACCGCTACCAGCGAATCGGTTCGGTCATTGACACCAAAAATGGCGAAATGATAAAAATCGACATGATCCCATTGAAAAAAGGCGGCTGGGATGGCTGGGCGTACATGAACCAGCCACGCGACGAACAACAGCGTCAACCAAGCCAGCAGAATGGTAGCGGGTTTGACGACATGGAAGACGTTCCGTTCTAAGGGGCCATCATGGGTTACATCATTGGCGTTTTGTGCTTCCTCGCTTGGTTAACCCACGTCTTCACCTGCTTTGTAGATGGGATGTGGGGCTTCCTTCTGGCTGGCGCAATCTTCTTTCCAATCGGCATCCTTCACGGGTTTTACCTTTGGTTCGCATGATGCAAACAGACATCTTCCGTCAAGCCTATCTGGATGACCTAAAGTCTGAATGGCGGGCAACCATTGAAGGCGATGGGGGCCACTGCCCCTGTTGTGACAAGTGGGGCAAGATTTCGCCCTTCTCGCTCACAGAGACACACGCCCTTGCGCTTTTATGGTTGTCCCGCGCCCCTTGTGATGACGACGGCTGGGTCAACGTCCCACCGATAGCACCGGCCTGGATGCTACGCGGGAAAAACTACACAATGATGGCCAAGTGGGGGCTGATTGAACACGGCGGCAACGACAGCAAACGCTCCGACGGGTTCTGGCGTGTCACGCCCAAGGGTTTGCACTTCATCTGCGGAACCCTCACCGTCCCCAGAAAGGCGTACATTTACAACAACCAGGTTGAAGGCTGGTCAGACGAATGCGTTTCGTTTAGGGATTGTTTTGGCCGTCATTTTGACTATGCTGAAGTCATAGCCGAAAACTTCAACCTGAACGCGATCAGACTAGTTCAAAGTGCGGGCCGTCAATGAACGGACGCTGGCCTTGTTTTCTGCGCTCGTCAATGTAGGCGTTCATTGCGGACGCCATCGTGCCCTGCCACTTGCGGATGTCTTTGACCGTCCAGGCGGCACCCCACCGCAAAGGCACATCAAACTCGATTGCAGCGGCTTTCATGGCATCGGCAATGTCGTCGTATAGGTTCAGTTCCCAAGACGCCCTATCGTCGATGTAAGCCATCAAATCCACAGCCCTGCCCTGGACGTGCGTCCCGCCCTCACGCACTTGGCTTGCACCCTTGTCGAACAGTTCCCGCTGGCGCTGTGGGGTTCGCACCCCTTC